AGGCTATCTGTACCCTCTGTGAACTCAGAGGTTGTCTGCTTATTAGGTATCAGGGTGTACCCCTTACTATTATACCATATTGTATCTGGTGTAGGAGCACAGAAAGTGCTCTTTTCATGAACAGCTGGTGCAATAGGCTTATTAGTTGCGGTGTCAATAAAGGTAGTCACTGTGATATAGTCAAGTCCCTTAGCCTTAGCAATCATAGCCTCTTTACCTATAGGAGGACACACAGAGCAGGCTGTCTTACACTCTCTAAGTGGTGCTAGGGTACATAAACCACAAGTAAGCTCATTAAGGAAGCCTGTGCTCTCATGAATGTTGATGTAATTAGGCTCAGGAGGTAGTTCTTTCAGCTTAGCCTGATAAGGTACTACTGGCATAGAGCTAATCACAGGAGCTGTATTCAGGTTAAATCCTGATACATTCTTCTTGTAGCTTCCTACATTAAATGCAATAGTGTCAGTGAATACTCCCCATACAATAGACTGAGGACCTTCTCCTAGAGGATTTCTAGTGTAGTTACTTAGTCTACCATTCTGTGCTGTTACATAAGAGCCATTGATAGGCACAGTGTAACCAGTATCAACTGAGAAGTAAGTACCCTGACCTGACTCAGCACCAAACGGTTGCAGGTTCAGTATAGCTGTTTCTTTATAGGTAGGCTTAACTTCCTTACCGTCAGCAGTAAAGAAACGTACCTCTACAATAAGCTCAGAGCTATACTGCTCATTGCTACCCTCTGTGTGGATAGTGATTTGCTTATATGGATTTGTAGGTATTCCAATAATCACACCCTTCTTAGGGTGCTCGGTTGACACAAGAGTAATTCTCATCTTGATAGACGAAATCTCTTTCCCTGCTAAAATAGTAGTTGCATTTGCAAAGTCTACCGTCATTTCCTCACGCTCTTTTAAATAGGTATAGACCAATTCATTTGAGGTAAAGGTAGTAACATCAGGGATAGGATTGACACTTGCAGGCTCTTTAGTATCAGAGCTTAGCTTACGTCCTCTAATTGTCTTAGCCATAACAGCATTAGGAGACATTTGAAGGTACTGACTAGCCACTGCCTGAGGGAAGCCTTCCTTGGTCAAGTTAGCCTGTAAGATAGAGATACGGCTTGTGTATTCTTGCTGGTCTTGTTGGTACTTAATAAGTGCCCCTTTATTATACTCATTAACAAAGGAAGCCTGACTATCATAGTCTCTCTTAAGCTTATTATTATATGCAATAGCGTCAGACACAGTAGAGTTGGAAGCTGTAACCAACTTATTGGCATTTCTTGTCAGCTCATTTATCCTACCACACAGAGCCTCATTAGCTTTATTAAGCTCTTCAAGGTTCTTTTTGTTTGCCTTAATACGGTCATTTAAAATATCAGTCAGCCCTAGTGTGTGACACAGGACATTGATAAAATTGTTGACAAACATAAATACATTGCTAAAGCCCTTAGAGCTAAGCTCCCTCATGTCACAGGGCATACCTGTCTCAAACATAGGAGCTATGGGCTCTAGTAGGTCTTTGTGCAAGTCCTTAACCTTCTGACAGGTATCATCACAGGTCTTGCCTATATCTATACATTTAGGTTTGCAACCATTATCACACTGACATTCCTTAAACCTGCATTTCATACAAGTTACACAGTCTGCCATTAAAGCTCCTCCTCTGGTAGTGCTTCAAGAGTGGCTACAAGTCCCTCAAAAGAGCTGTCAGCTACCACAATCTTAGTTGTGGCATACTGGTTATAAAGCTCCAAGATTTTATTCATCTGAGCTTGCAGGTCTTTCATTCCCTGAACCATTTTCTCTTGCTTCTTGTTGATACATTTGTTATTTTCATCAATAACTTTAGTGCGTGAATAGATACAGCAAATATTCTTAATAATCCAGCATAATTGCAATATCATATTCTTATAGACACAGGAGATACCCCTGAATAGCCTACCTAAGAACTTAGGAATATCACAGGCTAGTAGGGACTCATTCCGCTGTGCCATTAGCTTAATCTTATTATCATTTAGGTCATGTAAAGCGTTACATGCGTCTCTTCCCGGAGTGATAGTAGGGCAATCACACAAGGCATACTTTCTTGCCTGACATATGAAGTGCCCACACTTATCTCCACAGGAACTACATTCCTTAACAGTCAAATTCTTTCACCTCACAGCTTCCACAATCAATCTCTACCTTAGGAATATCTGGCACAGGAGGAATATCAATAGGGATTAGGTTATCCCTTGTGAAGTTTACCTCTAGCTGTCCATAGGTAGGGTCATAAAGCCAAGTATCACGAGTAGAAAGTACGTGCACAGAGCCTCCAGTAGAGCCTGTGGTCTGTAGTGGTACTGTTCTATTGTACTCAATTCTACGGTTAGGGCTTTCATTAAACGAACGGAATGGGTCATAGGCTTTATAGTAAACCTGATTACCTGCTCCATCAAACACAGCCATGGTAGCTGTAGAAGCCCCTGTCATAGCGCCTGTAGGCTCATATCTCACAGAGGTGATGGTAACAGCCTTTAGGAAAGCCTCTACATACCCTGTGGTTGTATTGAGCCTGAACTCACGCTCTACTGTTCCATTAATGCTACCATTACCAATTACAGCTCCGCCTACCATGTTCCACTCAATAGTAAAGTTAGTACCTGAGGTAGATACTCGTGTATACGTACCTGAGCCTGCTTGTGAGCCTCTAGGAAACATATTCATGCGGACTGTGTTGTTAGCAATCTCAATGGACTTCTTCTGTGCGTCATCTCTGAGCTTCTGAATGAGCCTATTTCGCACGTTATTGCCTATGTCATAGTTATTCTTAGCTATCTTAGCTAAACGCTCACAGGAAGCCTGCTGTGCGTTCTGGATACACATTTGCTCCTTACGTAGCTGGTCTGTTTGCTCACGTAAGCACTGGAACTCTTCTCCTACATGACAGAGCTGATTGATAATGTTCTTAGTGACACACCAGAGTCCATAGGTTGAGCGTCTGATAACATTAGGTAGGTTCACTACATACTTATTACTAAGCTCATGCACCCCAGCACGTTGGAAACGCTCCTGTGCAATAGCCTTAAGGTCTTCACAGACATCAGGTCCTCTACCGATATTCTCACATTCCTCACACTCATTACACTTCTTACAAGGACGCTTAGGTCTTGGTCTAAGGGGTCTAGGAGTAGGAGGCACAGGAGGTTCTCCCGGTTTGTCAGGTTTGTCAACCCTAGGAGGCTCTTGTGGAGGATTATTAGGCAAACTAGGCACAGGGAGCTGAGGCTCTAGCACTGGTCTAGGAGGCTCTTTAGGTTCTTCTGGCTTAGGTGGGATTGGGATATGTGGTACTTGGACATCAAGGCGGTCCATGGTAAAGTTCACATTCAGACTACCTGAGGTAGGCTCTGCAATCCATGAGTCATAGGTAGAGAAGATAACTACCTGACCATCAGGCTGTCCTGTTTGGTAGATAGGTGTTTGTCGCTCCATAACCACCCGTCGGTTTGGTGTATCTGAGAAGCTCTGATAAGGGTCATAACTTCTTGACCAGATAGGCTGACCTTGGTGATTATTGATTGTAAACACAGCTCCAGCAGAAGCCCAAGTGTCATTAGGGTTCATCTGATATTGCACAGACTGGATAGTGTAGGCTACAATGTAAGCCTCAATCCTATCTTCCCTACGCACAAAGCGGTATTCTACATTACCACGAACAGTACCAGTACCTACAATACGCCCTGTGTTTACCATGCGCCATTGTACTTCAAAGTTGTTACCGTTTGAGCTTACATGAGTATAAGCACCCCCAGCTGTACTAGAGCCATAGGTAAATACATTCATACGAGTAGTACGTTGCACACGGTCTAGTGCTTGTTGCAGTGCTTCATTCTCAAGCCTACGTCTACGTTCAGGGTCAACAGCCTCATCATATTCACGCTTCTTCTGACGATAGACCACAATGTCCTTATCATACTGAGCCTTATCAGCTGTGTACTTATCTTGCTTAGCCTGATTACGCTTAGTCCGCTCAGCGTTTTCTGCTGTAATACGAGTAATCTCAGCCTGAATAGCGTTACGCTCCTTAGTATAAGAAGCTAGTTTTTTATCATATTCAGATTTGTTAATTAGGTAGGTTTCATATTTCTCAATGAGCTCTTTGTAACGTGCTAAGGCATTATTATAAGCAAGTAGCTTACGCTCATACTCAGCTTTTTCCTCAGGAGTAATACCTCCGTTGTAGTTACATTTCTCATCAATCCATTTACACAGGTCTACCTTATATGCCTCAAGTAATTGCTCACTCTTAGCCAATTCCTGCTCAGTCCACTTAGTGCCATCTTCTTTAGGAGGACACATAGGGTCTGGAAATACACAGGGTAGATTTTTATTGGACATAACTCCTCCTACTAAAAAGAAGAGGAAACATTTACATATTCCCTCCTCAACCCCTAGGGTCTATTCCTTAGGCTCACCTGCAATAACTTCGGTAAGGCTCTTATTAGCGTCTTCGATAGCTTTTGCGATAGCCTCTTGCGTCACATCATCAGACTTCTGTGCGTTAATGAAACGGTCAAAGTCTCCATCTGGTAGGTTGAGGTGCACATGCTTAGCATTTTGAAGCTCACCTACTGTCTTAATGTCTCCAATTCCCCAAACAATTCCATTAGTAATAGCAAGGTAGCCCTGCTTACCTGAATTGCTTCGGATTACATAGTTTGTCATTTCGTCTTCCTCTTCTTCAAATTGGTTGTTTGCAATATCATCACTAAGAATAGCAATGTTTTTATCTAAGCCACCAGCAATACCTGTACTAGTGAACTGCCACCAGCGGATACCTTCCATGGTAGGATACACTTCCCACACAGGAGTAGGAGTTACCTCATAGTTAGGGTACGCTGCAATCCACAGAGAGTTAGGGTACTTAGCTAAGATGGCTTTATAGTTTACGTTTGCTAAAGTATATGGCTTGTATGAGTAATAGATAGGCTGATAGCCCTTGCCAGCACATGCGTCCATGAAGGCTAAGATTGCCTGTGTATTGGCTTCTACGTCTCCACTAGCGTTATCCTCATAATCACAGACCAGATAGTTCACAGGCTTGCTAGGTAGGTTGCTCAGGAAGAAGTTAGCTTCTGCAAGAGCTTGTCCTACGTCACCTCCAAATCGTGCAAAGTGGTAATAACCAATAGGCACAGAGGTGTCAGCCTGAGCTTGTCTAACATCTGACAGATAGGTAGTGTATTCACTGACCTTAATGATTGTCTTATTAGTACCTGCTTGCTGTGTAATAGCTGTGAGGTCTGCTGATTGGTAGGCTGATACATCTAAGAAGTATTCGTCCTTCTTAAGTCCCGGTGCTCCATTTACAAAGCCTCGTCCACCACCAGAGCTTGTCTGTGTGGCTTGGTTAGCCTGATTACCAACTCCCGGTTTAAGACGGAAGGCTGTATCAAAGGTAGCTTCGTAAGGAAGTCTCACAAGAGAAGTAACTCCTCCTCTATCTAAGCTACTATCAGGTCCTTGGTTTTGTCCTAGGAACATTCCATACACACCGTCAATGTCACTATCAAAGATAGCTACATGAGAGTAAGGAGTCCAAGGGTGTTCCTTGAAGAACACAAGGTCTCCCGGCTGTAAGATACTTACTTCATCAAAGTAGTTCAGAATACCGTTACTGTGTCGGTGTATCCACACGTCCTTTACAAAACCTGAGTCAGTGCAGTTAGCATAAGGCACTCCGTTTTCTATACAGAATTGTGCATATAAATCGAAGCACTGGTAAAGGTAGTAACCGTCTACATCATAGCCATTACCAAGCGTTTTGTTCTTAAAATCTTGGTAACTAATCGCCATTACTGTTCTCCTTGTTTTGTTTCTGTTTCTTCCTGATTTTTCGCATAGTTATTACTTGAGATACCAAGAACCACACCTGCAAACACAGTGATAGCGGAAATAGTACCGATAGCAACAGATGGGTCAAATTTATAGATACCTCCTAGCGCAGTTAGCAACGTGATAAACGCTGGGATAACTACTGTGATAATACGTTTAGCAATGTCATATTGTTTATTCGTTAGGTTCATTTACTTCTTCCTCTTTCTTATAGTAAAGTCTTTCATCTAGCTCATGAATGTAGTGATTTCCATTAAGAGCATAGTATGATGTGATAATTTCACGAGTTAAGTGATACTTCTGTTCCCAAGAGAACTCAGTTGAGTTATAGATTTGAAGGTATTCATTTCTAAGGGCTGAGCGCTTATTGCTTCTAGCCATTTCCTCTTGAGCCTCTTGATGAGCTTCTGCCTCTTTGGTCTTCTGTGTTAGCTTAGTCACAAGGAAAGTACATAACGTTGTGATTACTAGGGTCACAGAGGTTATAACTTCCTGTCTGCTAAGAATACTGTCAATCCATTGGTTATTCATTATTACCCCTTACGCCTAGCTTCTAGTTGAACAAAAGGAAGTCCTTTAGGGATTTTAGATAGGAGTACATTCCCCACAGGGTCTACTTCAAGTTTTTCCTCTTTATAGAAAAAGTCGTGGGTAGCAGGGTCAAAAAGAGGGTAAAGCTGATAATCCTTTATAGGAGAACCTTTTTGGTTGAAAAAGCTATCTAATACTAAAGTATCTGAGTCGCTAGCTATATCTCCATAAAAGTTTAATAGTAGAGGAATATCTTCCCCATTTCCTGTTACTATGAGAGGTGACGCTTTTTTAAGACCACCAAAGTACACCTGTAAAGAGTCCATCTTAATCTCAAAAAATGCGTCTAAAAATAAGCTAAACTTATCAATTACCAAACTATCTTCTGATACTAATAGGCCCTCACTAAGGTTTTCACCAACATAAACATTTACAATCTTATCTGACATTATCTACTCCTTAATCAATCTTTCCAAATTCTACAATAGCTACTTTGTTATCAACTGACTCATAAGACACAGAGAATGTACCATCTG